TTTGCTTTCAAATGATTTTCCAACAAAACAACAAAGTTCAAACATAGATTTAAATCAATTTGAAGTTTTAGCTGATATTTTTATCGATAGATTTATAGATAAACTAGATCAATCTATAGATTCAAAAATTGAATCAAAGTTATCTAAACAGTATAATAATACAAAAAATCAAAAAATATCAAAAACAGAAAAATCCGAAAATAGTAAAGAATACCCAGTTGATTATATTAAATCAATCAAATTAATTGTAAAAAATACTTCAGATAATCCGAAGTCTAAATTTAAATCTAATCATTCTTATCTATGTGCAAAACTGTGTCATGAATACATAGATGTTAGATTTAATCCAAATAATGACATACATCATATACATAAGTTCAGTAGAAAAAATTTTAAAGACTACTTAGCTAGTATGGTTATTGCGTATTCAAATTCAATTGTTAATCGAAGTGAAAATGAATTTGTAGCTGAATTTAACTCATGGATTGATGATGTAAAAGAAAGTAAAGTTAAATATACCCTTCCACCATCAGCTGCTTCTATATTTTTCACTGGATTCCAAAATTCATCGAACGATGTATGCGAATTGTCTAATCAAACTAAAGAGTTTGCATCTGAAATATGGCATGATTTATGGGTGAATGGATTCTATCATTTTGAAGAACTAGCTAATATGCATCCAGAATTTAGTTATCTTTACCCCAAATCAAATTTATTTTGGGGTAGATTTAAGTTTTTATCCACGCCAACCACATATCCTGAAAACAAGACTATTTCAGATCTGGATTTAACTTTTGAAATTCAATATGATCTGATAAAACATGAATTGGAATTAGACTTTGATGAATCAGAATATCTTAGAATTCTCGATTGCTGGAAACACTTATGTAGCATCGCTTTAGAATTTGATTTAAATCAGTTTAGATCATATATGATGTTTCATTACCCTCAATTTGAATCATTTTATTCAGAATCTAATGATTCAGTTCCGATTGTACTGTTTGCAAATTTAATCATATACAATGCAGCTAAATTTAAATCTGTAGATGTTTTGGAAACATTTATTGAAGATTTAGATAGAAGGTGTATGGAAGTTTTAAGAACTAATCCTCATAATCAAATCAATGAATTTGAATCGTTAAATATATCAAAGCTGTTCGATGATTATTCAATCCAGTGTAAATGCTGTAAGAGTAGGCCATGATAGATATATGCAGTTTATTGACATCGGATTCTAGATTTTCTAGATCCGGTACTCAATTACAACAAGCTTCAATAAATTTAGTTGATATAATACAATCTAGCAGTGTTAGGAAATGTTTAGATGAATCGATTGATTCATCTAAACGACTTATTCATCTGCTTAATATGCTGCTTTATGCGAATAAGCATGGAGATTCCTTAGTATCATTTAAATTTACAACGTCTAATGTAGTTGAATACTTGATGAACGGCGAGTTTTCAATCTTTGATTACTCTGATATATTTGATTTTGAAGTAAAGCAAGATTTAAAACAAGATTTTGTAGAATACAAAGATGTTTCGTTTCAATTTGATTCAAATTCACCCAATACTTCTCAATTTTTATCACAATTTCTGCATTCAAACAATCAAGTAAACACTAAAAATTCATCAAAAAATTCTAATGATGAACGAATTCTAGAAACTTCCGACTATTGGATTCAATCTGTAAGATTAGATTTTCCAACAATTCCTCAACCTGATGTAAAGAATAAAGTACATCATGAAATTTACGGTAATTATGAATATTGCGTTTATGGAGAATCTAATATTCCATGGAATCAAAGTCAAATAACTGCATTGACTAATGTGAATGAATTTAGTGATGATGACATACTGAATTTGTTCCCAAAAGTTAGGCTATATACTAGATCTCAATATATGTATCAAGAATATGAAAATCTAGATTATGATGATAATCTAGGAGTTATTTTTAACATTTCTGGATACACCACAGATCAAATTAAACAAAATATAATTGAATACCCCCATCTTGATTTATTAGATCGAGAAGTTAAGATAAAGGGGAAAACTACAACTTTGCCATTTTGGAAACACATTGAAATAGATGGAGAAATTTTATCAACAATTTCAGTTTGGGATAGTTTAGATGATACAAAAGTTTTACCTAAAACTGAATCGTTCATGAATGAATATGTAGTGCGTAAATACATACTTGATCGTACAGTTAAGGGGTATGAACATATTTATCCTATGCGTGGAACGTTGTTACCATTCTTAACTTTGATTGCACCCCCTGAATTTTATGTATCATTAGGATATGATCCGTTAGAAATTGGCAGAAAGTGTGTAATAGCTAGGCAATCATTTAAATTTAGCAGAAACCCCATTTTAAAAATACTAGGTAACCGAGATAACGATGTTAAATTGCCCTTACAATAACACTTGTATAAAATCATCATGTGATTTAGCCTGTGGTGAATTTTCTGAATTTGAGCATTGGCGTATACGAAATGGGTTGACATTAAATAACCCAGTAGTAAAAGCTGATTACAAGCAATTGATGGAATGTTACAATATATTAGAAGCTGCAAGATCAGATACAAATACAACTTCAAATTTTAATCATATTGGAATATATTCAGGTCAAAATCCTCAATATACTGCTGATTTAATAACATACATAGCTATATGTTATTACTGCAAAGATATTGGATTTTATCAAGGTGTATATGAATTAAACTTTTTGAAATATTTAGATGAAATAAAAGCAAGTTGGAATACCAGATCTGATTCAGAGTTGCTTTCTGATATGAAAATTTGGATTCAATCGTCTAAATACTTAGTTATTTGCAATATGGGATTGGTTCGATTCGGTGATTTTGAATCACAAACTTTGTTATCAATTTTCCAAGAAAGATATAGTGAAGATAAATATACCATACTCGTTTTAGATGGAGGTAAATTTGCCCTTCCAGGAAAACCGGATAGCCTGTTTTACAACAAACTAAAGAAAGAAATCACCGATAGAGGTGTTAATATATGATAAATTCTATCGAACTTCAGGTAATTTCAAAAATACTTACAAGCCAAGATGATTATGAAGTTGATAGATTATGTTCATATGATGATTCATATTATTCGGTATTTGAAGATCAGATTAAGTTCATTCTTCAGCATAAAGAAAAATATGGAAACCCTCCTGATGTTTTCACGTTTCAAGCTAAGTTTGATGATGTTGTATTAGTACAGGTATTTGAATCTTTAGAATATTTAGAATCTGAACTAAAAAAGAATAAACAACATAAATTACTGCTAGAAACATTTAATAAGCTAGCAGATTTAGGTTCTAGTGATGTATTAGAAGCTTGGGAATACTTAAATCATCAATGTGAATTAGCTTCAGAGTTAGATTCATCTAAACCTGTAGACATTGTTAAAGAGGCGGATGTTCGTGCTGAAAAGATTTTAGAGTTCAATAAACAGCTACGAATTCCTACAGGGTTTAAAGAAATTGATGAAGTAATGTATGGTGGTTTGTCAACTGTTGAGGAGTTATTGGTTATCATAGCTAGAACTAATGCTGGAAAATCTTGGGTATGTACTAAGTTGATGGAATCTGCACAGAAAAATAACTTTCCAGTACTATACTATAGTCCAGAAATGCAATCTTCATTTATTGGTACTAGATTTGATACGTGGAGAGGCCACTTTAAAAATAGTGATTTATATCGAGGTAATTATTCTGATGAATACAAAGATTACCTTAAACAGCTAATTTCATCAGAAACTGGGGCACTAGTTGTTGAAGATAAGGATATGTCGGAAGGTAGAACTACTGTACATAGTCTAGAGACTTTAGTTAAACGGCATCATTCTAAGCTTTTAATTGTAGACGGTTTATCATATATCTCAGCTAGTGGTAGGTATTCAAATGAGTCCATCAAGTACCGCGATATATGTAATGATCTTTTTAGGTTGTCTAAAACCTATGGCTGTGCAGTAGTAGTTGCGTTGCAAGCTAACAGAGAAACTCGAGAAAATAAAGATGAAAATGGTCAACCGTTTCCCACAATTTATAATGCAGCTGAAAGCGATCACCCCGCAAGAATTGCCACCCAAGTATTTGCCTTGAGGCAATTATACGATCAACATATTCTTGAATTACGATTAGAGAAATCAAGAAATGCTAGAAATGAAAAACCTGTATTTGCATATTCTGTTGATTTCAATAGTGGAAATTTAGAATTTGTAGCATCCCATACCGGGGATGAAGTTGAAAATTCTAATTTTAGAACCCCTATTGTTTCAACCCAAGTTACCACGCATATTGAATCAGAACCTATCATTGAATCTGATGATTTTGATGACGAAGATATCGAATTTTAAGTGAGTAGACATGGATGTCGTAGCCGTTGTAGATAAATTAGACGAACTTGGAATATTAAGAGCTAACAGAATTATAGGTAACTGGTATTCAATTTATTGTCCGATTCATTCTGACGGCCAGGAAAAGCACCCCTCTTGCGGTGTGTTGATACATGAAGAATTTCGGAATGGTCAAGTTTATCCAGAAGCTTTAGTTCATTGTTTCAGTTGTGGGCTAGCTAAGCCGTTATCTGATGTAGTTAATGATGTACTTAAAAATAAGCATATATCAGAAAAATCTGGATTAGAGTGGTTAAAAGAAAATATTCCAGAATTCGAGGAAGTAGAATTTGATTATCTAGTACCTCAAGGTTTGATTCAAGCGTTGAATGGTAACTTTGCAGTAAATTATGTTAAATCGAAGTCTAAAAATCAAATTAAATATGTTGAAGAATCTGAATTAGCTAATTATAGATTTACAGTACCGTATTTATATGAACGCAAACTAACGGATTCGGTAATTGAAAAATTCGATGTGGGAGTTGATTTACATTTCATACCACCTGGAAGAAAACGAGAAGTTCCGTGTGTAACTTTTCCAGTACGAAATATAGATGGAAACGTATTATTCATATATAGGCGTGCTTTAAATACCAAGCAATTTTACATGCCTGCGGGGTTAGAGAAGCCAATATATGGATTATACGAATTAGAAAATTCTGCAACATCTGTAATACTTTGTGAGAGCATATTCAACGCTTTAACATGTTATGTATATGGGTATCCGGCGCTCGCGTTATTTGGTACCGGAACTAAATCTCAAATATCTGAACTTCAACGTATGGGAATCAAAGAATTTATCTTAGGATTAGATCCTGATGATGCAGGTATATCAGGTTGTCGTAAATTGAAAAAAGCTTTACAATCTGTCGCTATAGTTAGAAGGATGGATATACCTGAATCAAAAGACATCAATGATTTATCATATTCTGAATTTATGGAAGCATTGGAGAATAGAGTATGAACGTAGTTATTGGGGAGTACATGATTTCACCGTATTGCGGAAATACATGTTGGAGGATACAGAAACGTGCTAAAAAGGATCTAAAATCAGAATGGAGTGAAGCTATCTACTACCCTTCGACGTTTTCGCAAGCTATTCAAAAGGTTCGTGAGTTGATGCGTATGGATAAGCAAAAAACATATTCAATTGATAAGTTAATAAAGGAACTTAAACAGATTGATTGTGAAATTCTTGAGGGTTTAAACGATATAAAGCTCTGAATTTTGAATTTATGAATTTTTACTTTGAGATCCAGTGAGTGATGGATTTTGATAATTACTATACTATATAGTATAATTATTGGTAAAAATCATTGATATATTTGGTTAGAATGGGTCAAATCTATGAATCTTGGAAATTTGTGGATTTAGTATTGACATTCAATGTAGGTCCACTATAATTTAAGTATGTTAACGTCAATAGTCGTCAATGAAGCTCAAAATCCACTAGGAGGACAGATGACAGCCATTTACGTTGATTCAAATTCAGAGTTCTATAACACTTATAAACTCTATCGTGAATATATAGGTTATACCGAACCGTATTCATACCGAGCGTGGATGAAACTCCCAGAAAATTTCAAAGCAGCTGCGTTGTATGTGCAGTTTTATAACGAAATTACACTAGCTTGGTATAAAGTTAAAACTAACTGGTCGATAGAAGAAGAAGGGGTTGAAACAATTAATCAGTATTTGATTAAGAATGTTTCAAAGATTAAAGGAGACAAGAAGAGATTTAAACCTGCGTACATCTATAAAGTTGCGTATAATTGTCTCTACTGCCTTTGCATCGACCCATCAAAAAATAAAGATAGGTTTCTAAAAGAAACTTCAGCTGATTCAATTGATTTCGAAGGTGAAATGAGCTGGTACGATTTTATCGGAGTAGATGAAGACGCTCCACATATCATTGAATCTTCAATGTTGAAGGATTATTTTCAAAATTGTGATAATTCAATTCAAATTTTTATTGAATATGTTTTGGGAGAATGCACTGAGTATCAAACTTACTGCAAGATAAAGATACATGTTGGGTATGAAGTTTCAAAAGATCGTGGTTATGAAGT